GTCTGTAATCAAGTCAGATGCAGATTTAAATAATAATTCATGCATATCGTATGCGTGAATTTTGTCGAAAAGTTGGATATTAGCCTTAAGTTCTATTTCTGATATAGAAACTCCGGTTAAACCGTCAGTTGCCCATTCTAAAACTTTGTGTATTTTATCAAGATCAAATTCTTGTAAAGTGCCATCTCTTTTTGTGACATTTATTTGCATATTATATTCCAATCATTATATAAATCATATTATACCACACATGTGATATATTGTACATGCTTTATTTCTTTTTATCTAGGTGTTTTACAATTTCTTTTGTATGTAATTCCCATATTACTCCAAAATCTTCTTCTAAAGCATCTAATCTGTCTGCTTGAATTGGATATTGTTTTCTAAATTTTGACTCTGTTTTTGCTAATTCTAAATCATATTTTTCAGCAAAATGGTCCATAAATAGATCTACTTTTTTTTGAAACCATATACCTAATTTAGTATCTTGAAACCAATTATAAAATGAACTTCCAATCACCGATGATAATATAGATTTAAGTGTTAATATAGTTAACCAATACATTACCCATTCCTTATTTTTGTTATAGGGATATTATACCATATTTTAGTATGTTTGTACATGCTTTATTTTACTTTTGATAATTTAGTAATAGCTTTTACGTAATTGGGCATTCCATGATCTACTATTCCATCAAAGAATTTAAACTTTTTCCAAGAATTAGCAATTCCGAAAAATAGATCTTTCCAGGTTGGTTTTAATTGTCGATCTCCAAAACGATTAAAGTAAATCATATTTCCATGATGCCTAAATCCTAACCATGCTGGTGGGATTCTTGTTACAATATCATTATTGTTTTGAAATCTTAAATGCGGACATTTGATATTTTTTATAAATTTTGGTCCTCCAACTCTTGGAGATCCAAACGTGAATAATTCGACTGGTTGATGTCTAGTAGCAGCGATCGTTGCCATTGCAGCTCCAAGAGAGTGACCACACATATAAACATCTTTTTGTATTTTTAAATTAGAATTGTGTTCAAGCTCTTTAAGAATATCCATCCAAAGGTCATTTACTTCATCTTGAAATCCTGAATGTACTTTTCCACCAGCCATTGCAGAGTTTTTAATTAATTTAAGATCAGCAGTTACATCATTAAGTTTTGATGGTTCTGTTCCTCTAAATGCAAACCAAAGATCATTACGATCTTTTGCTATTAATACTTCTGCTCCACCTTTAGAAATTAAACTTGCCCATGGGAATCCCATTTTTTTACATGCTGCCACTGCTGATTTTGCAGGACGATATGCGTGTGCAGATAATTTTGCTGCTATTAATGCTCTTCCTATTTGAGTTCTATCTTCTATCATTCTTGTTGATGCCATTATTTGTTCACCTCTACTTCAGCTCCTATTCCCGGCTTATTACCATTAGGAGTCTTTATTGTTACATTTCTATAATAAATTACGACCTCTTGCACTTCGCGTATATATCTACGCAATTCTTGCATATTATAAGTCATTAATTCATAATCCTCAACAGATATAGCAAAAAATACTATATCACCATTGTTCTTTTTCTTTACATCATCTAAGAATTTATCTAAATATGTGTAACCTTCTGGCCAGTTATTTTCTTTTCCTAACTTGCATACTCTAATAACTTTACCTTTATCACTTAGCTTACCCTCAGGATGATCTATTTTAGGTCTTTTACCTTCTTCATCTTTAATACAAGGATTAGCTATTTTTGCAGTTGATACCACATGCCACATTGGTTCTTTTAAATCAATAGTTCTAGGCATTGTTGGTTGAATTATATCAATTACAATTGGTTTAGAAGATACTTTGATCTCCTTAGTTCCCATTAAGGAACAACCACTAGTTATTAGGGTTAATATCAGTGCTGGGATCATCCAGCGAATCGAGTTCTTTACTGTCATTTTCTATACTCTCAAATACGGCCCGTGTTTGATCATTGGCCCTTGTTTCAATCATGCCTGGTTTAGCGATTGCTAATTTATTTAAATTATGTCTCCTAAATATATCCAGATAACCATTCATCTCAGCTTCAATCTGAGCATTTCTACTTACCATTTTATTTAAGGAAGCACCTTGTTTCTCATAACTTTCTTTCATAACTACAATTGTTTCTTCTTGTTGAGCAATTGCAATTTCTAATTTAGCATTATTTGCTTTAAGAGTAATATTTTGATCATATAAAAAATATCCTCCAAGTCCTAGAACTATAATAATTCCTATCAATATTTGTTGCATTATGAATTATCCTCAATATACTGTTTTAGTTCACCTACAGTAAAAATAGTTTCAACGTCTTCATCAGGAATTTCTATATCAAACTCTTCTTCTATGGCCATTACTACTTCTACTAAATTTAATGAATCTGCTCCAAGATCTTTCTTAAAATCGGATATATCTTTAATTGAATCTTGATTTATACCTAGATTTTCGGCTATTATTTTTTCTATCATTAGTCTATTGTCTCCGTCATATAATCCATGGGTGTTGCAGTTTTAAGAACTACTATATTTCCATCCATAGTTTTAAATTTCATATGTTTTTGTGTGCATTTATAGAATTTTCGCACTTTGAATTTTCTTTCTAATACATCTATTACTTCACCTTCACTATTATATTGATTATGTGATACGTAAAGATATTGATGCGTTTCAAACCAACTTAGAATCCATAACCAAAATCTTACTAAAAGATTTTTAATACTAACAAAAAACCGTTTCATTATTGTTGTAGTTTAGCTGCTTCTTTCTTTGCTTCTCTAGCTGCTCTTCTAGAATTCATTCTTTCAACAAATTTTCTTCCTAGTTTTGTTCTACCATCATATTGAGGTGTGGCTCTTTTTTTCTTTTTGTCGTGTACTGCGTCAGCTGGCATAGAAACTCCACCAGATGATACTGAATTTGCAGCTGCATCCTCTTGGCAATGGGCAGCTAATTCCCACTTTTTAAACGTTTCTAATTTCATCTTTTTATGTCTCCAATAGATATATATAAATTATGTTTTGTTAACTCATGTTTTACTAAATATATTGGAGTTTCAAATATAAATCCAAAAGGTTTTAGAAAATCTTCTGCTAATACTGTTGTTCCTTTTAGTCCAATAAAATCTGCCGTTGATGGTGACATAATGTCTTGAGTTAATATGTATTTTCCTGGATTTAAATTTCCATCTGATTGAATCCACGTTTCAGTAGATTCCTTTAATTCTGTTGAATCAAAATCAAGAATTCCTTCAAAGGCTTTTTCTATTTCTGCATCAGTTAATCCAGTTTGTTCTTTTAATAAAAATAATGCAGTTGCCCATGAAGCTAAAGCAGATTTACCAAATGGAATTTTTCCTATTAATCTTTTAATATTATAGACTAATCTATGAAAATAAGTATAAGCGGCTTTTTCTGCTGGTAATGTAGGTTTTTTTATTTTTTTACCATTTTTATCAATAATACCCAATTTAAAAGCTTCTGTTTTTTCCCACTTTTGTACAAGCAAGCGAACAAACCTAAAAGCATAAACTGTATCACCAGCACGACTTAAGAGGCCTTCTCTAATATCTGTATATTTTACCTGTTCTTGTATCATATGTTTCTTAACTTTGCTATAATATTATCGTCCATTTGGATTTCAGTCTTATCTGTTTCCTTTAAAAAAGAAAGAAATATTAAAAATGGTTTAATATATCCATAATGTTCTTTATTAATTTTAAACCAAACCATCCTATCTGCAGCTTCTATACCAAAAACATTATATATTACAATTAAATGATTAAGAATTAATCGTTCTTGTAAATCGCCTTGCATTTCATATCGTTTTAAAAGCCGCTTTAAATATTTAAAACGACTTAAATCTTCTTTAAATTCTTCGATATCTGTAGCTTCAGGATTATTATAATGCTGAGCCGCATACATTTCAAAATTTCTTAAAGTCAGTTTATCAAAAAGTTTCATTATATTCCTATATATTATTAGTAGTTACAGTACTACTTATATAAGATATTTACATTATTTTAATCTTCTTCGTTATCTGCTTCGTAATTTTTATCAACATAATCAAAGAATTCTTTCTTCTTATCGCCTTCTAATTCAGCAGGAGAATCTACACCAAACTTCTTAAGTGCTTTTTGAAAAAATGCCTGATATTTCTTTTGCTTATCAGATTCTTCTTTCTTGACATCTTTTTCGACACCTTCATTGGCTGCTTTTAATGCAGCTAATACTTGAGGGTCATCTTCTAAACCTTTCTTTAATTTTTCAATTGCTCTGTAGGCTCCACTATAATAATCTTTATATTTTTTTGAATTAGCAATTGCAATTGCTTTCTTTATTAAGGCTGGTGAAAACTTAGCTTCAAAAATTTCAGTATCTACTGCTGTACCCGGAGGAGTAATTTCAGGCAATGGATCAGCGACTTCTTCATCGTCTTCTACACTTTCTTTTGTTACAACACCTTTAGTATCAACACCAGTTTTCTTAACCACATGCTTATCTTTAAAGTCTTTTTCACCTTTAGCTTTAGGTTCTTCAGGAGATTCTTTTTTCTCATGAGTATAACCTTTGGCAGATAAAGCTTTGTGCTCTTCTTCATTGGTAGCAGTTTCTTCTTCGCCAGTTTCAGGATGATACATCGTATGTGGATATTTCATCTCTTCAACTGCAGGCTTTTTACCTTCTAATACGTCTTTCACTGCTTGTGCAACGTTTAGAGTTTCTTTATCTTGCAATTTCATAATTTTCTCCTATTTATTGCATTAATACTAGTCCGGAAATACTAGCAGCAGCTGCTGCTATTACAATCCAAAACATTTTGTTAATAATTTTCACAACGGCCGCATTTGCGTTTACTGTTCCCTCTAATCTTTCTAATCTTCTTAATAAAGTTTGTACAGTTTCTGCATTTTGCTTACTATATGATGTAAGTGTCATAATTTTTTCTTCGGCACGAGCAATACTAATGATAGCCTCAGACATCTTATCAATTTTTTCTTCAATTCTATCTAATCTATCAGATTGATTCATATGTTCTCTCTTAACTTGTTCGATGTCTTCGGGAGACATACCTCGTTGTTGTTTAGTAACCATTTAATTTTCCATTAGAGCTTGTGCCCCCTTGTACTTATATCATTTTTTTAGATCGTATCTAAATGTTTTATTTTTAGCTTGGCCCTTTTTAGTAATCCCATATCCAGCAATTTTAGCTAATTGTTGAAGAACCGGCCAGTTCTTTTCACCTTGCTTTTTTTGTCTATCTTTAGATATATCATCTCTTATTTTTTTTAATAAAGTATCTACTATATCCATATCATGCATTACTAATGGAGCTTCATCTAAACTTTCATCTAAAGTATATTGTTTAAATGTATACATTATGTTCCTTTAATTGTTCTCACAATTTTGCTTAATATCATTTTAAGCGCAACTTGATATGCCCAACCATATCCAAACCATATATGGAATGTATGGTTTTTTTCAATCTCAGTTTTAGGACCAAACTTTCTAGTCCAATTATCAACGTATTCACCTTGGTATCTTAAAACCGCATGTGATACTTTCCACTTACTTGGTCCAACTAAACATATTCCGGCTTCTCTTGTTATAAGTGACCACCAAAATTTTAGATGACTTTCACCTTTAAGTCTCCATAAAATTGATAATGAAAAATCTTCACAATCTCCAACATACTTACCTGATGCATTAGTACTATAGATAATTTTCCAAGAATCTGCAGCACCATATTGTTCTTTATCAGTTCTATATTTCCATTTCGAAACAAAATCTTTAACTATTTTATTTTTTGACATTATCTTTTGTAATAACCCTTTAATATATTATTAGCAGTTTTTATATCAAAGGTTCCTGTTTTTCTTAAACCAGATTTGATAGCTTGAGTAAATGCGGATTTTAAACCAGGAGATCCAAATGAAGATAAATTCTTATCAATTATAGACATTGCTTTATCTATCTCATAAATTATTAAGCTTAAATCGCTATTAAGTTTTGCAGCTGCTTTTTGATCATCATCAGCTACTGATGCTTCTTTTACATCTGTTTCATATTTAGCTTTAATTGCTTCTATCTTTTTATTAATAGGATTTTGAGCAATATTATTATTTTCAGATTCTAAATCTACAGTCCAACCAATTTTATTAAATCTCAGTTGAGTTTTTTCGATTCCTGTAACTTTTGCAAGTTTAAGAAGATTCCTATCTTTACTAAATGCTTTAGCTTTTTTCTCGTCTCTGAAAAGAACAGAAACGGTATATACATTTTTTAAAGCTTCACTCTTATCTTCTTTATTTTCAGGAAGACTATCCAACCACTTTTCAATATCACTAAATTTGCCTACAACGTCGATTTTATATTTTCCACCTTTAGAGCTACTATTGCCTTTAAGCTTAAATGTTTTTAATTTTTTTTCTGCGGCCTCAGCAGATTTAACATCATAAAATGTCATGCTGTGCTTAAATTCTCTTATTTGTTTTAATGTTTTCATAGTTTATTCCTTAAATTAATACGGCCAACTTTGACAATCTCATCTTAAATTTTTCTAAATCTTTTTTTAATATTGATACATCTTTTTTCATTTGACCAGCATTTTCGCCTTGTTTATCCATTTTTTCGATTTGTTTAATCCAAAGCTCGATCTGTTTAACTGACTTTTCAATGTTACCTATGAATGCACCTTTTGATTTATCAAAAGCATCTTCGTTTCGCATTTCTTTAAATGTTTTCATTATTTTAGCTCCGGCCAAACATCTAAAACATCGGCTTTATCCCAACCATATACATCTGGATCTGTAAGCATTTTTAATATTTGCTTATTATCACCAGTTACATCTGCTGTACCTTGTCTTTGGTTTGCTTTTATTTTTATTTTGAATTTCTTTTCAGTGTCTTTGGTTTCTTTATTATTACCAATCCAATCTATATCTATTGTTAATTTCTTTTCAACCAAAGAAGAACTTAAATCTGCTGCTATAACAGGAGTAATAGAAATTGTAATTTCTTTTGTGCTATAAAAATCTTTAAAACCTTTCATTATCTTAATACCTTTTCTAATTCTTTAATAGTCATTACTTTAATATCGCCAAAATTATTGACTGTTCCAAATTTTAAAGTATTTCCATCAAGTCTTGGTTTAACATGGAATACAGACCCAGGTTTTTTACCTGGAATATTAAATACTGTACCATCAGTACCAATGCCGGTTTTTTTCTTAACATTTGGGGTTGAATTACCCAATCCTTCATCAACATTTTCTCTTATTTCTTTAAATTTTTTCATATTAGTTCTCTTTATGTTTTTATTCGCTTCTTCTTTGATCTTAGTAGACATTTTAAATCTTGTGTAAGACATTTCATCACCGACTTTAATATCAACTGGTTTACCATCAACTGTAGCAAATTTACCGATTTGAACAATCTTAGACTTTGGATTCTTTTTCATTAAATCTATTGCTTTTCGTTTGTCTTTAAATTGACCTAAAACCTTATACTTCGATCCTTGTACAACAACAAACATAGCCTGACTTGCCTTTTCGCTCAATAACACTTCACACATTTCTTTTATTTCTTTAAATTTTTTCATATTAGTGTATTTTAACTCCCAATTCTTTAAGTCTAGCTGCAACTATACTATTACAGTCTTCGCCCGTTTTTCCAGTTTCTGCATCTAATGCATCTAACAATTTATCGTCATATATATATTTAGTTATTCCATCTGCATAAGCTTGTGAAGCTTCATCTCCAACTTTCACATCTTTATTTTTTCTCATGAACATAACTAATTCGGCAGCCATCTTTTCAGCTTCATCTTTATTATCAGAAAAAATACCAGTTTCCATAGTACCTTCTTTTAATCCAGTTCTTATTTCAGCAAAGCTTTTTGTCATGAACCAATCCGGTTTTAAATTTTTTCTTTTGAATTCTTCTTCTGTTGCAAAAGCCAAAAACGTTTTCCAACCTTTATTTTCACCAGGAGTGTCCTTCTGATATCTATTTATAAGATCTGGTGTTCCAATATCACCGCCTCCATGTTCTTCTACTATAGAAACGTCTTCTAACCAATATCTTTTAGGTTTTTCGCCTTTATTAATTACTACTGAAACATAATTAGAACCTAACATTTTAATCGTTCCAAACTCTTTTGTTTCTTTTAATATAACCTTTTGTCCTTCATGAAACAAATTTCCTTCAATATAAGATTCTCTAAGATCTGATACTGAATCAAGCTTAATTTTTTTATAATGGTTATATGTTTCTTTAAGTCCTAAACCTTTACGAACCGCATTAAATAATGATGTTCCATCTTTATATGTTTTAGGTAAACCTTTAGAGAATAGATCGAAATCGTTTCCTGCGGCCGCAGCTCTCATTTTTGACGCTGACATACCACTTGCATCATCTGCATCAGGATCTCTTTCTCCTGCAGATATTACACTAATACCGTTTTCGAAATTATAATAACCATGTCTAGATTTAACATTATTATATTTATTGAGTAATTTGTCAAATTCTTGTAAACGATCTGAACCTACAACCATTGATACTTCTGTATATCCTTGATCATATAATAATACACATATATCCATTGCAGTTCTTACATTCTTATCTGCCATGATAGAACGAGCATGCTTTGGAAACATTTTACGTAAGAATTTTACTTTATCTTTGAATGATAATGGATTCTTTTTTGGATCTTCACTCTTAGAAGAATAAATCCTATATGAACCCTTAGAAACGGCCTTTAACTTATTAAACAATACTTCATGTCCGTTAGTGGGTGGATTGAACCTCCCAAATACAAACGTAATTGCTTTATTGTCTGCCTCAACAATATATTGACTGAATGACTTAATCATAATCCTCGGTTTATTTCCATATTAGTTGGGATTATCCCAACCTTTTATAATATCTTTGCTAAAATTGTTAGTAGAAAATTCTAATCTATTAACAAGCTTAACGGCTCCACCTTCCATACGATCTATAGCAACAAAACCTTCGGGGTTGGTTACTCTAAATCCGGATTTAGTTTTTACAAAAGTTCCAATAGAACTCAAACTGTTTAGTTTATTTATAATAATTAACTTCGCATCTGTGATATAATTTTGTAAATCATATACTAATGCTAAGTTTTTTAGATTTTGTTTACTAAAAAATTGTAATAATTCATCTCTTTTATCTGCTTTTGCTTGTTTTGATGTTGGTCTAGAAACTTTATCAATCTCTTTTTGATATCTATCTTTTACAAACATTACTAAACCTGTTGCATGTTTAGTGGTATCTTTAATTCTTTGGCCTTCTCTAACCTTTCTATTATTCCAAATGTTCATTACAAGGTTTAATTCTTTATTTGATTCAAGCTCTTTTAATGTACTACTTTTTATTTTTTTAAAGATTTGGCCTGCTAGTATTAGTTTTTCTGTAACTTTTTTAGTTTGAGCTGCTGTCATAACAGCTCCTTCAGTATGGGGAAGTTTAGCATCTACCATCCAAACCTTCTTTGTTGGTTTTAATTTTGATGTAATGTCTCTTCCGAATTCTGCTTGCATTGTTTCAAAGGCTATACCTCTATATGATGTATGCCAAACAATTCCAATTTCTGCATTTAAAATAGTTTTAGCAAGAGGATCTGTTTCTGGAATAGCATAGGCAATTGTATTTGGATGAAATACAACATGTTTGATTCCATTTATTTTTTCTCTTTTTAAGTCCTTTTTTTCAAACATAAAATCGCCTTGAATTACTTCTTTAATTCCAAGATTTTTTAGATTATCATATGCTTTAATTAATTTACCTTGAAGATCTCCGCTAGTATCTGCTTTAATATCTTCATGACTTTTATATATTTTTGGTGATTTTGCAAAAATACCCTTTTTAGCAACAAAGAATTTACCATCAGATGGATCTTCTCCTGCAAAAACGGCGGGGGCACCGTCCCATTTTACCGTCACATCAACGCCTGTTGCGGTGTTCCCGGATAGCATATCTCTGAGCGACCTTAACGCGAGAATAGCTTGGCGTGCCCCCTTGACTCCACCGTCTAGAACTAAATCCTCAATGTGAGTCATATGAGTATTTTTTCCAGCGGCCTCGTGTAAATTTTGTTTAAATGATTTCATACTATTGATATACCTTTACATATACACTAGAATCTTCTGATTTTGATCCAGCATAGTTAACTATTTTTGTAATCCATCTATTTGCTTTTGGACCGGTATTTAAATCTACATTATATAATACAAACAAACACGCTAATTTAGATCCAATCCAATAAACATCTTTCTTTGCAATTTCTTTTGCAAAATCTTCGTATGATTCATTTTTATAGAAATGACTATACATTTTAAAGAATTCATTTATTGCTTTTTTGTCTTTTTTAGTAATATTCTTAGCTATTTTATTTACGACTTTATTGTCTGGAATTTTTTTTCTAAAAACTTGTTGAATAGCATCTAGCATTATACCATATCCTGCACCACCACCTCTTGCAGTTTTAAGTACAATTTCTCCTTTAATAGCACCCCCAGCAGATCCAGATCGAAAAGAAATTTTACCGCTATCAAATTCAACAGTAGCACCTTTGTTACTCCAGAACGTACCACGCTTTTCACCTTGAAATATAATAGATTTAATCTTATGATCGTCTGTGTCTGGTGGTAGTTTAATATTATATTCTTTTGATTTAGCTTTTTTCTTAACAAGTTTTAGAGAGATTCCAACTACTTTTCGATCAACAAAATTTTGTAATAATGCTTTATTATAAGTCATTATGTTTTCAGGATTTAGGGTTTTATTAATACTAATTGATTTATCAATCGCCCATATATCTCCAGGATTCCATTTATCATCTTTAACTGCCTTTTGATCTGAATTTTTATATGCCACATTTTTAAGAGCATATATTAAATTCATATCTTTACTATTTCTATGGAATTTATGTGATTTATTTATATAACCTTGCTTAATAAGAAGCATTGATGATTCATATGATGAATGAAACCAGCCATCTTCAACAGATAAAATTTCATCTAATGTTGCATCAACATCTACAAGTTTATATGCTGCTTTAAGAATATCTGGATTCAAAAAGAATTCTTCTGATTGTATACCATGATCTAACATTGCTTGACATAATACACATTGATGTGATTCAGTAATTTTAGTATTAAGTGTTCCTCCACCGGAACCTCCTCCGCCTCCAAATACTGAACCTTTTGCAAGATCTGAAGAACTAATAGTTTTACCATTACCGTGTAATGGAAAAGCTTTTTTTAATTTTTTAAATATTTCGATTTGAGCTAAAGCATCATCTATTTCAGTAACAAGAAATGTACCACCTTTAACTAATTCTAAAGGTTTATTGTCTTGAATTAATCTCTTTAGAATATCAAGACGATCTTCACCCGTTATTGAATTGGGTTTATCCAATTGTGCAGGAGTTAGCTTTACTGCTTCCTGAATTATATCTGATTTAAAGCTTTTAAATAATAGCATATAAAGTTCCTTTGTTATATCTATTTATACTAAAATCTTTTTCAATCTTCTTCATCAGAAACGAAAAACGGATTTGGTTTAATATTTCCTTTATTAGTATATGCTATTATTTTTTGTTGTTGCAAAAGATTTAACATATTTTCTGCGCCTTCTCTTAATCCTATTTTGTAACTTGTATATGCACAACCGGCACAACATGCTACTATACCTAATATTAAGGTCTCATACATATCGTATACTCCAATAAATATGCATCTTGAATATCAAATGCAACTTTTGTTTTAATTTTAATATCTTTATCCGATGCTTTTAGTTCTTCTATTCTATCACTTCTTTCTCTTTCAGAATGAAATGTTTCAACTGCCGTATAGGTTTTTGCTAACCTATTTGGATAATGTTTCATAATTAATCCTTTATAAAAATTTTGGGGGTTCACAACTCCCCCGTATACGTTCTGACGTAACCACTTAGAGCTTTCATACGTCCTCCAAGTGACGTTGTTTCTTATAAAGTTCGGTTTGAACTTATATAAGAAGGACCATATCTATTAACTTTTGTAATATTATAGCCATCTAATATATTACCTCGAGGTGCATTAAGAGCTGGTGCTCTCCATCCATTAGCCATTAAAACATCTCCTTCTTTGAAAGTAACAACTTTTGTTGTAGATGCCATTTTTCTTTCTTTTGTAAATTCAGAAATATTAATAAATCCCCAAACTCTTTGACTAATTTCACCATTGAACGTATCTTGCTCAATAATTTTAATAAATTTTCTACCAGATTCTGCAGTAAAATTAGTATACTTAGCTAAGTCAGGAAAGTTTTTATCACTTTCACGTTTTAGTGTCTTAAGCAACTGGTTTACTGCTTTTTCTAATATTTTTGTTTCTTTCATACTCACTCCTTACAGTGTTTTATTTTTTAATATAGGTATATTATACCACACTTTAGGGCATTTGTACATGCTTTTTTTCATTTTTTTTCATTTATATGTACATTTAAATGCATACAAACAACACTTTTATGGACTAAATAGTGCATCTAATCAGATGCCTAACTGATGCTTGGGCATCTGATTAGATGCTAAATAATGTCGTCTAGGGGGAAGATTTTATAGATTACATCACCGACAGCTTTTGCTATTTCCATATGTTCTTGTTGTGTTCCATGTGCAGATCTTAATTCTACGTAATGGATCCACGATCTTAAAGTTCCATTAACATACATTTTACTCATTGTTAAACCTTCTGGTAAAACAGCTCTAGCTTGTTCTTTTGCTATACCTGCTTCTAGTGCCCAAGCATAAGCTTTCTTACAACGTTCAATAATTACTTCTTGATATGATTCCCAAATATAATTAATTGATTCATCATGTTTAACTGGTATTGAATTTTGTCTATTTTTTGTGTCTTGCATTCTAGCTTCTCGCGTAGTAAATGCAACTCCCAATTCTGAGACGTCGGCATATCTTTGAGAGTATTCTTGAAAAGAGAAAGATCGATGTCTTAATAATTGTCTAGCAATATCTCGAGTTGTTTCGATCTCTAAGCAAACACTAACCATTTCAAGTGGTGACCAGTGTTTATTTTTAATTAAATATTTAACAAGTTTCTCGGCGGTTTTAATATTAACCTGACCTTTAGGATTTGAGACTCTTGCGCAAAAAGCAACCAACTGAAGTAAATCTCCTTCTAGTTGAAATTCTTCAGTTGGTTGCGAATATGATATAAGTTTAACGTTCAATCAATCATTCCTTATTAATGATGAATAAATCTATTTAGAAGTTATATGCAAATGTTATTGCTGCTGAATCCAGCATATCACCATGTCTTACCCCATCAAGAACCATTAAACCAACAGTTACACTGTCAGATATGTTTTTTGATAAATTTAATGATACAAATCGTGAATTTGTACCAGTTTCTTTCATTGAACCATATCCAATTTTAGTATCAATAAAAGTAATAAATGGTAATCCTTGACTTAATTCAAAGTATGTTGATTTTCTATTATCAGAATTTACATAATATGTCATATTAGTATTTTTCCATACTGCATCAACAAACAATTCTTCAACGTCGTCATATCCAGCATCAAAGTTTCTTTGTAGAATACCTGCGCCTATTGTCATATCATTTGTTACGGCTAAATTATATCCAGCCACCAAATCATATTGAATATTCGCATCATCTCCAAAATCCACCTGACTTGTCCATGCGCTAGCATAAACTCCAGAACCATGATTCCAGGCTAATCCTGCTTGTAGCGCAGGATTACCAGCGTTTTGTGATACTCCTCTCCAGAAATAATCCGAAGCAAGAGATATCGAACCTGAAGTGTCAGCTTGTACTGCAAATGAAGGTAATATTAGTAGTGCACTTAAAAGCGCCATTCTTATAGTACTTATCATTTAGCTTCTCCTCTGACAAGGGTGTATATACCCCATACAAGTCCTACCCACGCGAGTAGTTTGGCTAGACCACCAAAAAGTATCACTGATCCACATATTACAATAAGTAATACGCCATCGTGCGATGTTCTTTCAGGCATTCTTGCCACTAGCCAATCTTTGGCTTTTGTAAATATTTTCATAGATTTCTCCTCTATATTTTGAATTCGGTGAAGTCTTTACTATCTCTATCACCGAATGTATTAATCGGACCCGTATCTGGTGTCATGTCAGACATGATATCAGATTGGGCCGACTCCTCTACGTCATAAAGTTTCATTCTCGATCTATCCACACCAATTACAAATCTCTTGTATTTAGTAGGATCATTATAACGATTTTTCAATTGTTTTACCATTAATTGACCTAATCCTTCAAGTTCCTCTGTTGAAATTAGAGCAAACATTAAATCAGCCGTAGCCGGTAAACCAAAAGATTCCGAAGTGTCCTCTAGGCCCACGTCAGTATTACTAAAACCAGACCTAGTTGTTTGCGTTGCACTAACAATAGGGACATTAAATTCAACCGCCAAACCACGTAGCTCTTCAGCTATTGCTTTGATATATGAATAGGTATTTATACTTCCACCTAACCCTCTGATGCGACTTGACGCACAAATATTTAAATAATCTATATACACAATATCTGGTTTAAAATTCTTTTTAAGCTTTAATTCATTAAGTAAAGCTCTAAAATGTCCAGTATGAGCTGCACCTGTTGGATATTCTTTTACAATTAATTTGCCAATATGTCCATGTGCAATCTTTGAAATCTTTTGATCAAAAACATTTTTTGGCATATTTTCTAATTGTTCGATTGGAAAGTTCATAAGATTTGCATCTATTCTTTCTGCAATACGTTCTTCTGCCATTTCCATTGTAATATATAATACATTTTTACCTTGATCTATATTTGCAGATGCACAATGACACATAAACAATGATTTACCGACACCGGTACCAGCTAAGCAAATATTTAATGTTTTATTTGGTAAACCATCTTTTGTAATTTTATTAAAGTAATCTAAATCAAATGGAATTCTACTTTCGACTTTATTATAAAATTCATATCTATCGTCAGAATTATCTATATAATCGTGTCCAATATTAGGATCAAAAGACACACCAAGAGCATTAGTGAGTATTTCAGGAATAACTCCTTCACCTCTCTCGTCGTTAGACTTTCCGTCGATAATTGATATTGATTCCATGATCGCATTATAGACAGCTTTTTCTTGACACCATTTTTCGCTTTCTCGTATAATGTACTCATGATCGATATCTGATTTTTCCTTACATTCATGAATAAGTTGATTAGCTTGATTTAACACATCTTCTGGTGCATCAACCTTTCTTAGTTCTAATTCTAATACTTTTCCTGATGGTATTTTATTATGAGTTGTAACAAATGTTACAATTAAATCGAATATTAATTTATGACTTCCTTCAAAGTATTCCTTTTTAAGATATGGTATTACTTTACGGCAATACTCTTCATCATTAATTAGATGACTTAGTACGTGTGTCGGGATTTGTGTTGATATGTCCAATTTCTGCCTTCTTATTATCTAATGAATCTTGAATACAATGATTTAAAATATCACCTAAATGATTTTTAAAATTAATATCTCCAATTAATTCTGCTTCTTCATATTTTTCTGTACTATCAGTAATTGTATATGAAAAACTCATAGTAGCAGTATCTAGTTCTGGTGACTCTTTAATAGAAACCTTACCATATATGTATCTTACTCCTTGCCACTTTCCAGTTTTTAATTCTATTCCATAAAAATCTTCATTTGGATTTTCTATTAATACATAATCTTTATAGGTTAAATTATTCATCTTCTTCCTCATTAGAAGATTCCAATCCAGTTACTTCAACTTCCAATAATGGTTTATGTCCAATTTGGTAATGACCCTTGATGAATTTTTTGAAATCTGTTCCTTCAAATATGGGTGTCCAAAATTCTTCTTTAAGTGTATCTTTTTCGCGAACCTTTGGGTACACCAATTCTCCAGATTCACGATCAACCCTACAATACCAACCATTACTAGGCTTAGCAACGTAATTACCAGCAAGAGCAACGTCCAAAAGACCACTATAACATTCAATCCCACCTTCCCAAGAAACGGCGATAGGAACTTTAGATTTTTCTTTAACAAACCTTGATTTCTCCACATTGATTACAAAATTGTAACCTTTTATTTCGGTACCTTGTTTATTTTGTTGGCGACCGATTATCCAAATATTATCCGCTGAATAGTAAATACCAGTACCACCTGAAACGATTGCTTTAGGAAACAATCCAATTTCTTGATACGTATGATTAACTGCTAATAACGGAATGTTTTTCATAGTTAAATATGGCGTTGTCATTCTAAACAACCCTTTAAGAGCCTTAGCTCTTGACATATCTGCTACACCTTTTTCATTTAGCGCATCTTCTAATTCTTTCTTAGAAGCTAAATTACCAATAGAGTCAATAACTATTATTAGTTTATCGCCTCTTTCAATATTATCTAGCTGACTAACTAAATCAAATTTTAATTGCTCTACATCTGTTATAGGAGTATGTAATACTCTATCAGTATCTATACCAAAAGATTCGAAGTATTGTTGAGGAGATCCAAATTCAGAATCATAAAACAACAATACTGAATCAGGATGCTCTTTCAAATATGCAGATGCCATAAGCAAAGCAAAAGAAGTTTTAAAGTGTTTTGATGGACCAGCTAAAACTGTTAAACCAGATGTTAGTCCTCCATCTATATCACCAGCTAAAGCAACATTTATCATTGGAACGTCTGTTACTACTACGTCTTGTTCTTTAAAAAAAACCGAATTAGACAAAACCTCTGTTGTCTTAATTTTAGAGTTCTTTTTCAATTTATCCATTATTCCCATTATTTACCTCCAGTGGTTTCTAGGTTTTAATTCATTTGCAGCATGCTGCCTTCGGGTTCGAGCTACAGCTTCTGCTTTTTTACGTTTTCGTTTAGCCGTAGGTTTTTCATAGAATTCTCTACGTTTTACTTCTTGAATAATTCCAGCGCGTTCGACGGCTTTTTTAAATTTGCGTAGTGCAACGTCAAATGGCATTGGTTTAGGTTGTCTTTTATCCTTAGGATTTTTGTTTTTCCTAGGTCTTAAATCTATTGAGGGCATGTTTCTCCAGTATTATTATTTATATAGGGTATATTATACCATAAATTGAGACAATTGTACATGGTTATTTCCCCAATTTTTTCTTCTGTACATCTCAGGTGAGAGGTGTACAGACGATGTATTTTCCATTTTTTCTTTAGCATAACGTTCACCGTTTAACAAAAACCAATCATCTGGATATTTAATTCTTTTCATTCCTAATGTATCCATTATTAAAATCCATTGATTTAATGCTGATATTCTTTCATCTCTTGTTCCCCAAAATGGTTGATTTTTATAATATCCAGTTTTTGGTAATTTTCGATCTTCATGTTCAATTGGCCATGGAGTAGAATATTCAACAGATATTCCTTTATGTTCTAACAATAATCCAAAGTTTCTCCATTTGGTAAGCATTTCTGTTGGATCGATATTAAGTCTACATATATGATGTCTTATATCGATATTACCAAATACCATAGTTATACCCTTTGGGTTACATTCTTTGATATGAGATTGAATATATTCAAAATTACTATTAATTTGTCCGTTTAGTGTTAATCCATCTGTTTTAATAACCATTGAATTTGGTCGTGCATATGCTGCAGTATGAGAATCGCCTATAGTTAACCAGTTCAATTCTAATAAATCTGTTGATTTTAATGGTATAGCTTGTGCGCATTTGTCTGAAATTATATCACACCATTCTTTATCTTTTACGTCTTTTCTTTTCTTTAACATTGCTCCATAATCTGGCATATCAATATCTAAAGAATATACAACGTTAGCTTTTAAAAAGTTATCTATTCTTTTCTTTAAATCTTCATTAAATCCAGCAAATAAGTTTAGAGATCCTCCGAAATTAACACCATGATCTAAATATAATAAATCTGTAGGATCACCATCATAATTAATTTCACAATCCAAATTCTCTGCCCAAGTTCTGGCCCATCCATATCCATGACTATTACGTTTTTTAGGAATTTTATTAAATGTTCCTGTAATCATAAATTTTTATCCCAATCTCTGTAGCTATCAACTGTGTTATATAATGTTTCATCTTGTAATATCGGTTCAGAACCAACATTCCAAAATAAGATATTTCTTCCAGTATTCTTAGGTATATATCTCCATGCTTTTGCATCATATGTTCCTATACTTGGAAATGGTGGCATTTCTTCTTTTTTAATATTTTTTGTGAATGGTTCTGGTGCACTAATTAATTCTGCTCTACCACTCTCACCTGCTTTCATATTTCTTGCAACTGCAACCGCAGTAAATTTTGCCATGGGCCAAGCGATCTGGAGTGCACGAGAGAGAACTCCCGTTGATATAACTGTATAAACTTCTGTTGGGTGCACGAGGGAGCGCGCTATCTTTACGAAGCCTGCAGTGACTAATTTGTGCTTCAAACCAAGAGGAATAAAGTAAAATCCATTCTTTTTGGCGTCCTCGGCAGCGATTTTGTTAAGATTTGGCATTGCAGCTATGCGATGGAAGCTTATTTCAGCTCCTTGTTCAATACAACACGCTTGATGGTGTGATATTCTCTTGCTAGAAGGCATATATAAACGTACTTTCTTATTATACCTTTTAGCTGCTTGCAAGATACAAACTCCAGCTAGACCAGTTCTTGGTTGTACATAAGCAACTGTATCTTCTTTGATTGTTGACATTAATAAATCTGCAGCTCTTTGTTTTGAACCTGTTATTAAATCATCTCGTACTACTCGAATACCTTCATGAATTGTTTCAACGATTGGTGGATTTGGATCTTCCCAACCATTTGCTAAATCCATATAATACTCAATAGCTTGATTTGGTAACATCATGCCACGATCTTTATTAAACCCATCTTCAATGTGTTTATTATGACTCAAGCTTAAACTCCTTAGGGAAAATCCAATCTCGTGGAATTCTCTTTGTTGGTCTTTTGGCTCCATGGGATATGGCCATATGCTTATAAAAGAAACATGTTTTATCTTCGATATTTAATAATTTTTGTTTTGTCATAGGATTTCTAGGATCTTCAACCAATTCTTGCATTTGCTCCATCCATAATTCTGCTGCTTCATTTTGAGGTATAAATTTACCATCTACGATATCATATTTCACTTTACCGTTTAGGTTTTTACCACCAAATATTTGTTGCATTCCATCAAAATGACCTGTTCCTCCAAATAATACAGATTCAGGATCAACTTGATGTGGCCATGTCATAGCCATGTATCTTGCGAAATTCTTACATGGGTACAATGGAGATCTAAAACCTTCTTCTTTAAAATATGCTTCAAACGTTTTTGCAAGTTCCATCATAGTCCATGGTTTTTGTCTTTCGTCTAAAACTTTATGCATTTTGTGTGCACATTTAAGAGGTGCATCGATTAACCATTGAGCAACTTTTGTTCCTTTTGGATAATATATTTGAAATAAATCAGATCTTGCATGTCTATGTTTTTCAAAGCGCGTTTTTAGACCGCTTTGGCCACCGGTATATACTGCCTTAAATGTTCCCCAATGTTCATTTGAAAACGAGAAAACAATTGTATACCAAATCTTTTCGAAATTTCTTAACTTTATTTTACTTCCTTCATTCTGTAAAAATTCTACATATGGGTGTTCATCCCAATGTAGTCTATGTGAAAATATTTGAAAATCTTCTCTAAGTAGATCATCCTTTCTTTGATCAAACTTTTCACAAAACTCAAAGAACTTTGATTTTCGTTCATCAAGTGTATATTCTTGCATCCACGTATCTGTAGGTTTACCTTTCTTCATAGGAACCTCAGATGTGTTTGGATATATTATATTATGTTCGTTAGGAAACAGAGCCATATGATTTCACCATTGCTTGATATTCTTCAATACCAATATTATTATCATTTAAAACTTTCAGATCCGAAGGGTGAGCAGTCATTCCATTAAATGTTTCTACTAATCCTAAATCTAACATTGCTTTTTGTCTTCCTCTCGGATGATCTTTAATATAACTACTTGACCAAATCTGATCATAATCGAGATGAGAATAATCTGCACCAGGTCGAACATAATTCTCAACCCATCGTATATAATCACAACATACGTCTTCTGCGTTATATGGAACACTTCCTGTATCTTCATATATTTGCATCATTACTTCATCTAAAAACTCTTCTTTCTTTAAT